ACAGAGGATGGCACTGTTCAAGAGTTCGTGAAGAGCAAACATGACTATCTTGGGTTTCTGTCCGAAGCGGTCCAAAACTGGAGAAAGGAAAATGAAATACCTACTGACGATGTTGATGCTGGTAGGGTTGATGTATCCACAGACAGCTCTATCTGATCAAGACAAAATTTGGAAAAACGGAGACATCGTTGCAACTAAAGTTGTATGCGAAACTGAGGATGCTATTTTAGAGTTGACAGGGGCAGACATAAATGGACCAGAATCAAATGTTATGGTGGTCATTACAAATCTAGTAGCAAATAGACAATGCACTGCGTTTCCCTTTCCTTTAAAATTCATGGTTACTAAAGCATTAGTTCATTACAAAGACCATAAGGAAATTCCTAGTGTAATTCTTGGTGTCAACGCTGGAAATGGAGAATGGATAGGTTGGCTCATAGCGGCGGGGAGATACAGGGAGACAGGAATCTAATGAAATGGTTTTTGCTTGCATTTATCGTTTACGCTGAAACTGGCCGAATGGATATTAAATTTAATACTGTTTTAAGATTTGATAAATTAGACGAATGTCAAACGTATCTGAAAGAGACTGAACCTCTCTTAGAAAAGGGCATACGAAGGTCACTTCCAAAGGTTAGAGAGTTATCTTTTCGTTGTGTGTCTGGCAAAGAAGTTGGAGAACTGCGTGAAAAAATGTCAGAGAACGATGAAAAAAAGGACTTGACAAGTTAGTTTGGTCATGGTATAAATATAATACAGTTCAATGATGCTGAACGAAAGGCAGACTGGACTTGGGGGCAGTACCCAACGCCTCCACCATAAGGACACTAATATGTGGATATATAAATGTAACGTCGGTGAATACACAGAGAGTAGTTTCTTTAGGCTTCTTTATGTAATATTCATGCATAGATTTAGTCACCTATTAAAAGGTGAAGGGTTTAGAGATTAGTGTCTTTTTGATGGGGGCGAAACAGGATCGACAGGTGTTGATTAGGAAAGTGGAGAACTGTGGATTGACCGCCTTATAGGTCACTAAAGTAAACGCAAACGATAACTTTGCACCCATGGCACTCGCTGCGTAAGCAGTAAGTGTTCGGAGTTTCGGGGATGTACTTGGCAACAGAAACATCCTCACTATAACATGGAGTGAAGACAATGCTTGAACATGTCTAAAAGATATATACGAGTATAGAAAGAAAGGCGTCTGGCCAAAGACATATGTTTGGTGGTCTTGCCGGGAGACTAAAAACCCCGGCCCGGATTTCGGGTGATGCCGTAATACATCCGTGGGGGGTCACGGTTAACCCCCCAAACTTTTATAGGATGAAATATGTTGTTAAACTCACCAAAAACATTTTGTATGAAAATTGAAGATATCGTCAAAGAAAAAGATATCACACATATGGATGCCGTTCTCTGGTATTGCGAGCAAGAGGGACTAGAGTTAGAAGGCATCTCTCCCCTAATTTCAAAAGCACTCAAAGAAAAAATTGAAGCAAATGCTAGAGAGCTAAATTTTTTACCCAGACAAGCAAAATTACCCATATAGGAACTTGACATATATAATGTATTGTAGTAATATTAGATTATGTTCAACTGTCAGGACTGATGACAGCAACCCTTGCAATGGAGACTTCAAATGGAAGTGACAGTGCATTTAGATGGTGATCCAGCCATCCGTGAAGAAGGTTTCTTCGCCTCTAAGGTAGAGGGACTTCTTAATCAAATTCGTGGTTTAGAATTTGACAATGCCGAGTTGGCAAAAGCCAATGAGGAGTTGAGGGAACGAGTGAAGAAACTCGCAACCCAACGCCCGTCAGGGTTCCGTCCTCGCCGTAATCGTCGGTAGGACAACGAGATGTGTGCCGGTGTAGCTCAGTTGGTAGAGCAACTGATTTGTAATCAGTAGGTCAGGAGTTCAAATCTTCTCACCGGCACCATTTTTTTACAAGGAGAGACAAGTGAGACAGTTTATATATGATTCGTGGAATGGTGTTATGAATGCTAAACATAATCCACTCCGAAACATTCAAGATTTGCAAGTTCGACATTTAGCACTTCAAGCTCTTGCATGGATGTGGTGCATAGCGTTTAGTTTGATGATTGGAGACTTAATGTTCTTTGGAACATCAGTCATTGCACACGCAGCTTTAATTATTGCAATCGTGATTACGGTGGCAACATTTGAAACTGCAAAACGTAGACCACAAAGTTTTAACTTTGTCAAGGGTTATCACAGCATGGGCCGCAGTCGTGGCGCTGTGTGGATCAATGGTAAAAAGACAATTCTACCAGACGGTGATCCTGGCGGGGAACATGAATAATGGGCACTAAGTTAGTTAATGAAATGGATGTCACTTTGATAGATAGCATGGGTAGTGACTTATCAGTTGTAAATGCTGCTCGTGTTTCTTTTGCAAAGGTTCATGAAGATTTTGATGATGATAAAGATAGTAAACTCATCAGATATCTCGCAAAACACAATCACTGGAGTCCTTTCGGTCACGCATCGTTACAGTTTCATATCAAGGCACCTGTATTTGTTGCAAGGCAGTTGGTCAAACACCAGATTGGATTAACATGGAACGAGGTGTCAAGACGATATGTTGATGAGGAGCCAGAGTTTTATGTCCCACTAATTTGGAGAGGTAAAGCAGATAATAAAAAGCAGGGCTCGTCTGATGTAGAGATTGATATCAATCCCCCTACTGGATGTGGTCGTTCTATGATTGATGATTATGAACAAGTTTTACAATCATCAAAGTGGACATACGAACAATTGTTGAGAAGGGGTGTGTGTCCAGAACAAGCAAGGATTGTGCTACCACAATCAATGATGACAGAGTGGTATTGGAGTGGCACATTGTATGCGTTTGCTCGTGTATGCAATTTACGTTGTAAACCAGACGCACAGGTAGAAACGCAGATGGTTGCTGACCGCATTGACAAACTCACAGAAGAACTATTTCCTGTAAGTTGGGACGCACTTAGGTCATGAGAAGAGCCCTTGTCATAGGGAATGGTGAGTCAAGAGCGTGGTTCAAATCGCCACGGTGGGTTGCTGCCGATGATGTTGTGACATGGGGCTGTAATGCAATCTATCGTGATGGTAAAGATTGTGTTGATAATCTAGTATCTATGGACTATGGTATGCAACAAGAAATATATGACTCTGGATGGTTTCGAGGAAAGTCCAAAGTATACTTCTCAAACTGGAGTCCAGTGCCATCTGAAGTTGCTGACATGATGTTCATGGGAACCGATATCCCAGAGTCTTTTGTGCATAGGAGCAAGAACAAAACAAGTCAATGTGTCATATCTGGTAAGGACCCCGCAACGCTTCATGAGACTGTTGAATATACCATGAAGATGCATCCTAACTTAGATATGCATGATTTACGATTAAAGATGGGCAAAGACACTGGAGTGTGGATTACATACACAAATGAGGATGATGGTATCATTGATGTTGGTGATCCTAATCTATCAACTGGTAATATGGCTCTGCTATTGGCATGTCATGAGGAAGGTATCGAAGAGGTTTATGTGTTAGGGTTTGATTTGAGTGAATATGACAAACCCATAAATAACATATACAAAGGGACAGACAATTATTTGCCTGCCTCTGCGAAAGGTTTCAATCCAGTAAATTGGATTGGACAAATGAGTGAGATTTTTGACAAGTACAAGAATGTAACATTTTATTGGGTGGACTGCAAAGTGTCAGGTGGACAAACTTGGCACGGTTCTTCACTAAAAGATTATCATTCTAACGTAAGGTTCTTGACAAAAGACGAACTCTGTGATACTATTAACATACTATAACATACGAAGCATACGATAACATAAGGAGACATAAGATGTCATTAGCTGCAATGAAGAAGCAGAATAGTTTGGATTCACTATTGGGTGCCGCCCAGAAAGAATCTGCTCCCCAAGAAAAGAAGAGTTATGTCGATGAGCGACTCTGGAAGCCAACGATGGATAAGACCGGCAACGGTTATGCTGTCATTCGTTTTCTCCCTGCACCAAAAGGTGAGGACCTTCCTTGGGTAAAACTTTGGAACCACGCTTTCCAAGGTCCAACTGGTCAATGGTATATCGAAAATTCTTTGACCACTCTGGGTAACAACGATCCTGTATCAGAGTATAACTCCAAACTCTGGAACTCTGGTATTGAATCTGACAAGGAGACTGCTCGTAAGCAGAAGCGTAAACTCCAGTATTATTCTAACATCTATGTTGTCAGTGATAAGTCAAACCCAGAGAATGAGGGTAAAGTTTTTCTCTATCGTTATGGTAAGAAAATCTTTGATAAGGTTATGGAAGCGATGCAGCCTCCGTTCCCTGATACTGACCCAATCAATCCCTTTGATTTTTGGGAAGGTGCAAACTTCAAGTTGAAGTTGCGTAAGGTAGATGGTTATTGGAACTATGACTTATCATCGTTTGATGGTACATCTGCATTGCTTGATGGTGATGATGAAGCTCTTGAGGAACTGTATAGTAAACAGTATTCTCTTGCTGACTTTACATCTCCGACTAACTTCAAGTCCTATGATGAGTTGAAGACTCGTCTGGATGCGGTTCTATCCGGCACGGTGGTTGCAAACACCACGGTTCAGACTTTGATGGAAGATGAACCAAGTGCTAGTGCCAAGGTTGACACTAAACCAGAACCAGCTCCCTCTGTGGAAGTTGTTGATGATGAGGATGATGACGCAATGTCATACTTTGAAAAACTCGCAGAGGAGTAATACTATCAGTAATAATGCTGGTAAGGCTATAAACCCCCACAGAAATGTGGGGGTTTTTCTCAATCGAATGCTCCGGCCATAGAACCAGCACCCCTTGCGAGTTGAGCTGTTGAACCAGTTGGTCTTAGTGATGCGGGCATACTCGTATTATTTTCTGTTGTTCCACCCTCATTGACATTTATTGTTTTTCCATCAATTACTGCTGGTGGCATTTGTTTTGCCTTTGCTTCTTCCTCTTTTTGAACTGCTTCTCTGGCTTGTTTTACTTGAGCTAATTGTTCTGTCGCCTTAGGTCGAGGGCGACGGCCGCCACGCCGACGTTGTTGAGTTTGCTTTGGTGCTTCGGACTCGGTGGCAGTGTCGGTATCTCCCTCGGACATTTGTAATTGTCCACGCAATTCAGGCGAAAATTTTGTTTCAGCCACTGGCACCCCTGATGCTGTCGCTGTTGCTTTACCGGGCGCTTTAGGTCGGCGCCCGCCTCGACCCCCACGGCGTCCCTTTGGCGCTTCTGGTTTTTTTCCTACCATTAAAAATTCAGCAACTTTCTCTCCTATGTACTCCCCACCAAGGAAACCAGCGAGAGCACCTCCAACACCACCCACAAGCGTGCCAATTGGGCCACCAAAACTACCAAGAATGGCTCCTATTTTTGCCCCACCAATACCACCAAAAAGGCCACCAAGAGCGCCACCCACAGCCGTAACTTTCTCGTCTGTTGATGTTTTCTCATTTGTTAGTATGGAGACTATGGATGCAGCAGTTAGAGCCGCCCCTAAGCCTGGTATCAGTTTTCCACCAGTCTTTGCAAATTTTAATAGTTTGGGAAATTTTTTAAGGTGTGAAAATCTACTCTTCAATCCAGCACCGCCCGCACCGGCAGCACCACCAGCTGGTGCTTTAATAAGTGGAGGTTTTGGTGGAGTTGCCGGTTTTGGTGGAGTTGCTCCAGCTGCTGGTTTTGGTGGAGTTGCTCCAACTGCCGGTTTTGGTGCAGCGCCGGGTTTTGGTGCGGCGCCAGGTTTTGGTGCAGCGCCGGGTTTTGCACCTTTCGTTACATTTTTAGCCGTAACTGATTTTGTTATCCCCTTTACAGCACCTGATATAGCACCAAATAGTTTTTTCCCTATGAAGAAACCAAGTTTACCAATACCACCAATCACCTTGAATGGTGCTAAAAGAGTTGCGATAGCTAATCCACCAAGTAAGGTTCCCGCTCCCATACCTAGTATTGGTCCAGCGCTTCCAAATATTCCGTTTTCGCCAAATGGACCATCTCCAGCTGGATCAAAAAAGTCAATGAATGATTTTATCTTCTCTTTGATGGTTTCAAATATAGGACTATTAACAAGTAACAAAAGTGCGGGAAGTATGATTAGGGTAAATAAACCTCCAAATCTTTCAAAAATACTTTTTGCCTTACCAAATGTTTTTCGTAGAGCATCCAAAGTTTTATCTTTCACAAATCCAGCGCCTTTTCCAGCTGCCTCTCCAACTTTGGTATCTTTAAACCTTCCTAGTAAACCTCTGCGTTTTTCGAGTTTTTGTAATTTTAATTGCTCATCTTGATATTTTTTTTGTTCATCTTGATAATTTTTTGTCGCCTCTTGGTATTCTAGGTTATCTTTCGCATCTTCGCCAAACTTCTTTGCCAGTTCCTCCATTGATTTTTTTGATTCTTCAGCGACTTTTAATTGTTCATCAGTAACTTTTTTCTGTTTTAACATTGCGTCATATTGTTCTTCTGTTAGACGGCGAAGTTTGCGATCTCGCTCCTCTCTTTTTACAGCATCTTCATTTGCTTTCTCTGCTTCTTTTTTTAACTCCTCAAGTTTTTTTACCCTTTCTTGATTGGTCCCTGCTTCTGCTTTTTCTAATAACCTAACAGCTTGTTCTAACTTCGCATTTGTTTTTTGGGATTCACGATACATATCTTCTTGAATTGCCATGATTCTATCCTACTTCTTTACACTTACTTCAGCATTTTTACTTTTGACATATGCTTCTTTACCAAAGAACGCCGCAACGATTGCTGCAACGGAAACAAAATATGTCGGTGCCATGTCACCTAAAACAGATGCTGCTTTTTCTAAACCCGTCAACACAGATAATACAACGAGTGTGGGATATAATAACATACCGGCAAGTGCAAACCACGCCATTCGACGTTGAGCATCTTCCTTCTTATCTTCATTCTCTAGTCTTACTAATTTTTGGTCCATCTCAAATTCTTCATCAGTCACAATACCATCACCATCTAAATCATATTTTTCATATTGACTATCTGGCTCAAGTTTTTTTTGTGCCACTGTTAACTCCTTTTACGATTTTCCTCTTTTATTCTCTCTTCCTCTTCCTCAAGGTGATTTAATAGTAAACCAACGTATATATCCCTCTCCCACGGTATCATATTTTCAAGTTCTGTCAAACTATATTTATGATGTTGCATTAATCCAAAGTTCATTTCATAATATGAAGATAGTGTAACATGTGAGAGGGCTACTCGAAAAAACTTTCTAATCCTTGGATAATGATTTCATTATCCACTTTAGTTTTTGGGTTGGTAATATTTACCACATGAAGAAGTTGGGGCATGGTTTCAAAATATTTACCAACATCTTCAAAAGTATCTGATGGTAAACTATCAATAAATTCATCCAACTCTTCTGAACTCATATCAGTCCGATTATGTATCGTGTCGCCCTCATTAATTTGAGTTATGCATTTCTTCAATAGTGCGAGAACATTATCAACTAAATTATCTGTGGTTACCTCTACATCACCAACGTCATGAATGGTCGGCCAACGTAAAACCATATTAATATTGTCTGTGATTTTTATCGTGTCGGTATGCTCCTCCGTGACTTGCACATCTATCTCATCAAGATTTATTGTCACTGGGACAGTTGTCACATTATCATCTGGACATATCAAGTTTAGTTCAGCTGTCTCTCCAACAGATTTACAACGAATTTTTAAGAACAAGTATTCAAAATCAAATATGGGCATCTTAGACATGTTTAGTTTATCAAAGGTGCAATCAGTCACAATTTTTTGTAACCCATTTATAATATCTCTTTTGTCTTCAGATTCTTGTAAAATCAATAATGTCTTTTGTTCTTTTACTAGGAATGGTCTATACTTTATTTCCTCCCCCGTTGATGGTAATTCTAAAGTGTAAGTTGGTGTGTCAAGTTTTGGTAACGCCATAATTTTTCATCCTTATAATAATTTCCTCACTACAGCTGGAATATTTCTTGTTAAACTTCTTTCAACTGTATTTGTAAATGTGTCAACTAATGTTCCACCGAGACTTTGTTGAGATTCTGCGTCAAGTGGTGAGGTTTTTCTAAACATCCACGATACGGTGGTTTTTATAATATCTGAACTTGGTCCCGCTGTCAGTTCTAATGCTGTGATAGATTTTGGAAAACACTCTTCTATCCTAAGACCAAATGTCTTGCGATTATTTTGATTCAATAAAAATATATCCATCGTTCCAACATAGTCATTATAATACGCTGCATCAAATGTGGTCACGTTGTATGAGAGTTGTTGCCATTGTTCAAAGAACTTTCTCTCATCTAACCCAGCTGTTGCTTGAAACGTCATGCTAATCTCTTCTGCAAATAACACCTCTGTGATATATTCTCTTTGTGGTCCTGTTATAGCACCAGCACTCGCTATTTGAGTTTGCACTGACCTACCTGGCATTTGGAGACTTTCTGCCCGCAAAGATATGTCTTGCACGTTGTGGCC